ACGGATGCGCGAAGGCGGGATGGCAGTGCTGTTCGGCGACGAAGTCAAGACCGCCCGTCTCGGCGACATCAAGCGGCGGATTGCCGCTCTCAAACAGGAAGAGCGGGCGATCGAACGATCCTCGCCAGTGATCAGGGGGAACGGAAGCTGATGGCTTCGCGCGCGACCATTACGGCCAACGACGCCGAGACCGAGAGCAAGACATGGTTCTCCGCCGCCGAGCTGGCAGAGCTGGGCCTGCCCGGATTGCCCGGCGACAAGCGCTCGATCGCGCGCCGCGCGCAGGAAGAACGCTGGTCTTCGAAGACCGACGACAGCGGCGACTTGCTGGTTCGTCCGCGTTCCGGCCGGGGTGGCGGCGTCGAGTTCAACTATCGCCTGCTCCCCGGCAAGGCCCAGATCGAACTGGCGCGACGCGGTATCATCCAAGCCGCCGAAGCTTCGCCTGAAGAGCCGAAGACTGGCGGGAGCTGGGACTGGTTTGCCCGCCAGAGCGCGAAGACGCGCTCCGAAGCGGAGCGACGCCTGGTCATCGTCGAATCGATCGAGCTGCTGGTCGCTGCAGGATCGACCAAGTCCGCTGCCGTCGCCGAGATCGGTGCCGCCAAGAGCGTCGGTCGATCGACATTGTGGAAGTGGCTGCGCGCGGTCGACGGCATTCCGGCGTCCGAACGCCTGCCGGTCCTCGCGCCGCGCCGGGTGGGCGGCGGGAAATCCGCTGAGCTGGACGACGAAATCTGGACGATCTTCAAATCGGACTATCTGCGGCCCGAAGAGCCGACCTTCACCAGCTGCTATGATCGCACCGCCGCGATCGCTGCTGAAAGAGGCGTCTCAATGCCCTCTGAGAGGACGTTGAGGCGGCGTCTCGAGCGCGAGATCGATCCGGGCATCCTGATCCTGCGCCGCAAGGGCGAGGAGGCGCTGCGTCGTTCGCTGCCAGCACAGCGCCGCTTGGTCTCCGAATACCGCGTGATGGAGATCGTGAACGTCGACGGACACAAGTTCGACGTGTTCGTCACGCCGCCGGATGGTGGGAAGCCGGTTCGACCCATCATGGTCGCCATCCAGGACATTCGGAGCAGCAAGATCGTGGGCTGGCGCCTCGGCGAGACCGAGAACGCCGCGCTCGCCCGACTGGCATTTGCAGACTGTTTCCGCGATTTCGGCATTCCCCGCGCAGCGCTGCTCGACAACGGCCGCGGATTTGCGAGTAAGCTTCTGACCGGGCAGTCGAAGACCCGGTTCCGGTTCAAGATCAGGCCCGAGGACCCGAAGGGCCTGCTCACGGCTCTGGGAATCGAGATCCACTGGGCAAAGCCCTATCGGGGCCAGTCCAAGCCGATCGAACGCGCGTTTCGCGACATGTGCGACCGGATATCGCGAGCACCGGCCTGCGCGGGCGCCTATACGGGGCCGAACGTGCTCAACAAGCCTTGGAACCATGGCAGCAAGGCCATGGAGTGGGACGCATTCCGCGATCACGTCGCCCAGGGCATCGCCGATCACAATGCGCGCCTTGGCCGAAGAGGTCGCGACTACGCCGGCCGCAGCTTCGACGAGATATTTGCCGAAGGCTACGCCGCTTCGCCGTGCGCGCCCGCCAGCGAAGCGCAGCTACGGCTCGCGCTGCTCGCTGCGGAGCGCAAGATGGTCAACCGCGAGACCGGGATCATCGAGCTGTTCGGCAATCGCTACTGGTCGATCGAGTGCGACCGGCTGAAGGGCCGCAAGCTGACCGTCCGGTTCGATCCGGACGATCTGCACTCCGAAATCCACCTCTACGACCATGAAGAAGCGTACCTCGCCACGGTGCCGGTGGTCGGCGACTACGGGTTCTTCGACCTGCAAGGCGCGAAAGCGGCCGCGAAGCGCGAGGCCGATGCCAAGCGGCGCGTCAAGGCGGGGCTCGAAGCCGAACGCCTGCTTAGCGCCGAGGAGCTGGCGGCGATGCAGCCGCGCCTCACGCCTGCGCCCGCGCCGCCGACCAACGTCGTCCGGATGCTGCGCCGAGGCGGCGCGATGCCCGCGATCGAGGCGAGCCACGAACCCGAGGAAAAAGATGATCGTGCCGGCGCTGCGGAGCGGATGCGGCGCGGAATGCTGAAACTGGTCGAAGACCACGGACTGGAGAACTGAGCCGATGAATAACGTCAAGGACTTCCCGATCGATGTCGAAGAGATCCGCCTGTGGGTCAACGGCTTCAAGGAAGAGAACCGGCTTTCGTGGTCGAAGCTAGCCGAACAGTGCGACATCCCATCGGGAACGCTGCAGCCCTTTTGCAAGGACAATTACGCGGGCGATAACGACCGGATCGCGCGGGATCTGTTTCGCTTTCGCCAGACGATCGAGAGCAAGGAATCGCATCAGCAGGCGATCCCGGTCGATCCGGGATATTTCGAAACCGAAACGTCGCTGCGCATCCGCACCCTGCTCCAGATCGCCCACATGGGCCGCATCACCGTGGTCGCGACCGGGCCCGGCACCGGCAAGGACATGACGGCGATCGATTACAAGGATCGCGCTGGCGCGGTGTGGCTCGTGACCATGATGAAGAGCTGCGCGAAGATCACGCCGATGGTCCAGCAGGTGCAGCGGACCCTTTCGATGGATGTCCGCTTCGGCAACATGGCGAGTTCGTCACGGGCGGTGATGGAGCGCATTCGCGGGCGAAACGGCCTCCTGATCATCAACGAGGCGCAACACCTCGTTATCGACTCCTTCGAGGAAATCCGCGCCTGGCATGACGAAACGGGCGTTGGCGTCTGTTTCATGGGCAATACCGACATGCTCACCCGGATCGAATCCGGGCGCCAGTCGGATGAATTTGCGCGCCTCAACAGCAGGATCGCACACCGCCATCTGCAACCGATTCCGCTGCGCGAGGACGTGGACACGTTCTGCGATGCCTGGGGCCTGCGCGACCCAGCGATCCGGCAGTACCTGCGCAAGATCGCGTTGACCCAGGGGAGCGGCGGTCTGCGCGAATGCCGCCAGCTGATCGAGGCCGGGTCGATGATCGCGCGCGGAGAGCAGCGCGGCCTCACGATCTCCGACCTGCGCGATGCCCAGTCGCAGCGCGCCACCCGCTGGATCGTCGCGTGATGCGGTTCCTCGATCAATGGCGGGAGACCGCTCGCGAGTTCGACGCGACCTTCGGGCTCGGAGCCTGGACGACCGAGCTTTACCTGCTGCTTGGCAGCTGCGGGGTCTTTGCCGCCCTCGTGTGGCTAACGACGCTTGGCGGAGACATCCTGTGACCGCAGCCGCCAAAGCCCGTCCCGCGCAGTTCGACAGGCTGAGCCAGCATCGCCGGGCGATGAACGCCAAGGTGCATGTCGCCGTGAAGCAGCTCGCGATGAACGACGACGATTATCGCCAGATCATTCTGGACGAGAGCGGCCAAATGAGCCTGAAGGCGTGCAGCGATAAGCAGGTCGAGCGCGTGCTGGGTCGGCTGACCGCGCTCGGCTTCAAACCGCTTCCCAAAAAGGGCTCGCGAGCCGGGGCGCAGCACCCGATGGCGAAGAAGGCCCGCGCGCTGTGGATCTCGCTCCATCATCTTGGCGTCGTCGAGAATCCGTCCGAACAGGCTCTCGAAGCCTTCGCCAAGCGCCAGCTGAATTGCGAGCGGCTGGTCTGGGCACGCCAGGGCGATGCCTATCGATTGATCGAGGCGCTGAAGGCGATGGCCAAGCGCAATGGCTGGTCGCAGTTCTCCCCCGCGACGGGCCAGCGTCTCAGCACGCGCGAGCTGCAGCACCATCTGTGCGAAGTCATTCTCGGCAAGCTCAAGGCGGGCGCGGCCGTGCCCGCCGACTGGTCAATCGATGTTGCCGCCTTCCGGCTGTGCGGCATCGATACGGCGGATACCGAAGGCGGCTACTCTCCCGAGGCGTATGCCCGGCTTGCTGCCGCACTGGGCGCGAAGCTGCGCGATGCCAAGCTGGCGAGGTGGCAGCAATGAGCGCGGAGCTGAAGACCGCGATCGTGCTCGTGCGGACCAAGGGCATCGCTCCGCTGACGCGCGCCTACGCCAACCATCCTCGCGACCCGCGCAACTTCTACGCCGAGAAGTGCCGCACTCGTGCCGAGGAGGCCGAAACCGAAGTGATCGAGATGCTGCGCGCAGAAGGCGCGGAGATCGATCTGTTCGAAGATGGGCGGGTGCGCATCCGCCTGGCAGGTGTCGCGGCGAGCTCTCGCCTCGGGCTGCGAAAGACACTGCAGAACTGGAAATCGAAGGCGGAGGCTAAGCGATGAGCGAAGAACTGAAGATGGCGATCGTCGAGGTGCGGCGGCACGGGCTGGAGCCGTTCTCCAAGGTGACGAAAGCCATGCCGCAGAGCCTTGTGGGTCGTTCCTACAGCCGGTGGGTCGACCGGCAGGCGCGCGTAACCGTCGAGGTAGCGGAGAAGCTTCGCAAGGCGGGTGCCCAGATCGAATTGTCTGAGCGGCAAGCTCTTGTGTCTTTTGGCGGCGTCGAGGCGAGGTCCTTCCTCGGGTTCCATCAGGCGCTGGTGAATTGGCACTCGAAAGCCCAGAAGGCGATGCGGCCCTACAATCAACTTGCCTGCCGGCATCGTCCTTTCGCGCCGGTCGAATCGGAAAAGTCGAAGGCACCTGCCGCGCCGCGATCTCCAGCTGCTGACGCGCGGGGTTTCTGATGTCGAAACCCCGCGTCACCGACCATGCGCTGATCCGCTTCCTCGAACGGGCGGGCGGCATCGATGTCGAAACGCTGCGCGCCCAGCTCGAAGACGGGCTGGTCCGGTCGCACACCGCTGCGCGATCGATCAGCGAGAGCGACTACCTCATCAACGTCGACGGGTTGGTTGTCGTGGTGCGTGGAGAGTGCGTCACGACCGTCCTCGATGCCGACGAGCCCAAGGGCAACGCCCGCCAGCTGGGGCACACGAGGAAGCGGTGAGCGAGTACGCCTCCCATGAACTTATCGCGTTGCTGGGAGAGCACGGCTTCATCGCCCTTGCGCAGGCGTTCGGCGGCACACGCCTGTCGATCCCACAGAAGATCGATCAGGATCACGAGATCTACGAAGCGGTCGGCGAGAGGAATGCCGGCAGGCTGGCGGACCGCTACGCCGGCGCGCAGATCCGCGTTCCTCTTGCGCGCGAGCGGCGCGCGCGGCATTACAAGGCCGGCGGGCTCTCGAATGCCAAGATCGCCCGCAAGCTGGGAATGAGCGAGACAGGCGTCGAGAAGCTCTTTGCCCGCATGGACAACCCGCCCGAGAAGGGCAGCGCCCAGCTAACCCTCGACATCTGAGCTTATGCCCGCCGTGGCGGGCATGGAGAGTGCGCCCCATCCGGGCGAAAGCGGTCCCCAGACAAAGGGACGCTTTTCATGGCACCGCCGCACTACGCCGCCACACCGACCGAACGCATCATGCTCGAACTGATCGAGCACGAGGCCATCGTGTGCGAGGCATACAAGGACAGCCGCGGCGTGTGGACGTGGGGCGTGGGGGTCACCAACGCGAGCGGCCACAAGGTCTATCCGCGCTATCGCAAGAACCCGGCCACGATCCTGCGCGTGCTGGAAATCTACGAATGGCTGCTGCGGACCAAGTACCAGCCCGAAGTGCTCAAGGCGTTCGCCGGTGTGAGGCTTAGCGAGGCGCAGCTAGGCGCTGCCCTCTCGTTTCACTGGAACACGGGCGCGATCGGAGAGGCGGACTGGGTCCGCAGCTTCCGGCGCGGTGCCGAAAAGGCCGCACACAGCGAATTCCTCAACTGGGCGACCCCGCGCGAGATCATCGGCCGACGCAAGCTGGAACGGGCGCTGTTCTTCGACGGTGCCTGGTCGAGCGATGGCGTCGTGACCTTCTATCCGCGCGTCGACCAGGGCCCTCGGGCCAACCCGATCTGGTCGAGCGCGACCCAGATCGACATTCGTCCGGAACTTCGCGCCGTGTGTGCCCAGGTTGCCCGCGAGGCGGCGCGATGAAACTCCTCCTCAGCATTCTCGGCGGCCTCTTAGGGGTCGGTAAGTGGCTTCTCAAAGGCCTCGGCAAGCTGCTCGACTGGATCTTCGCCGACTGGCGCAACGGCCCGCTGCTGGTGCTCATCCTGTGGGGCGCAGCGCACATCTTCCTGATCGATCCGCGCGTGCGCGCCGACTTGGCGACCCAGACGGCAAGGGCCGATCGCGAAGCGAAGAATGCCGACGACTGGATGGCATCGGCAGACGAATGGGAGCGCGCGCACACCGATCTCGTTGCCGATGTCGCCGCCAGGCAACGCGCTGCGGCCGAGGCCGATCGCGCCAACATCGCGCGGGTGAAAGCCGAATACGACGCGCTCAACGAAAGGATCGTCGATGACTACGAAGCCCGCCTTGCTGGCAGCGCTGCTGCTGCTGAGCGCCTGCGCGACCGTATCGCCCGAGCCGAAGCCGAGCCCGCCCCCGAAACTGGAAGTCTCGGCAGCGCTACGGGTATGCCCGTCACCTACACCGCCCGATGTCAGGCTTTTGGAGCCGCCGACTGTGACGGACTTCTACGGCAGCTTCCGTGGGTCCTCGCCGAAGCCCAATCCAACACCGACCAGCTCGTCGCCCTCCAGCGCTACGTCGCCGGATCGTCGCTGATCGATTTCGGCTCCGAAGGGGCGGAGGTCGACGATGGACGCTGACAACCGCGCGCTCGAGAGCGCCGAACTCCTGAATGAGCAACAGCGCGACCGCGCCGTCGCCCGCATCCGAAAGGATCTGGAACTGCAAGGCGAAGCCGATTGCCGCGACTGCGGCGACCCGATCGATGTCGCCCGCCGGATGGCGCTGCCGTCGGCCACCCGCTGTTTCGATTGCCAAGAGGCGCATGAAAGGAGCCGCCGTGCTCGCTGACCTGATCCACGCCGACAAGGCCGTTTCGGGCGGCGATTTCCTCACGGGTTGGATACCGGCCGCGCTGATCGCTGCCGTCGTGCCGCCCGAGGCGGAAGTCGTCCGCTGGGTCGTGACGATCGAAGGGCAGGACCTGCCCGTCATCACCGCCATCCTCGCTGCGGGCGGTGTGCTTGCCGCGCGGCCGCTGGCGCGTTCGCAGGAGAAAACGCTGCCGCTGTGGCAGTTCCTCCTGGTCACCGCGATCATGCTGGTCGTGGTCGAGCTGTGGGTGCTCAACTCGCAGCCCGGCTGGCTGTTCGCCTTCGTGATCGGAATCGGCCTTGGCTTCTCCGGCTACTCGCTGATCGAGCTGCTCGGCGAGGAGATCAAGGGCCTCATCAAATCCGCCTTCGACCTCGCGCGCGATCGGGTGCGCTCTCTCTTCGGCAAATCCAAGGACAGCACCGATGCATAGTTATTACGAGCTGGCGATCATCGCCTTTATCCTGATCGGGATCGGGACTGTCTGGAAATTCGGGGCGGCCAATCCGGTCGGCACCGGCAAGCTGTCGCACGATGTGAAGAACATCCGGCAGACGACCGACGCGTACGGGCAACAGCTGAAGGAGATCAGCAAGACGGTCGATGCCGAAAGGCTGAGGGTCGATGCCCTGGGCGATCGAATGGGCGAGATCGAAAAGAACGTCGCCGGGATCGAGCAGGTGGTGAAGGCCACGGCCGCAAGCGTGCGGGCGATCGACGAACGGCAGGACAAGATGGCCGAACAGATCGCCTCGATAGCAGTCCAGACCTCAGCCTCGGGTCGCCAGCTCGACCGGCTCTACGATCATATCGTCAAGAAGGGGATGGAATCGTGAGCCTGGGCAACGATCTCTCCGGCGCGCATGACAGCCTCGCGGAAGACGCGCGCCTGTTCATCCTCAAAGAGCTGGCGGCACAGAACGACGGGCGGCTCAACGCCATTCTTGCGCAGCGGCTGCTCAGAGACCGATACGGCATGCGCCGTTCGCGGGAATGGGTCGAGACCCAGATGCGCAAGCTCGCCGAGCTGGAGGCGGTCCACCTGCACGAGATCGCGGTCCTGACCGCCGAGATCGTTCGAGCCGGTCGCGACCATCTGGACAAGATTTCGATCATCGTGGGCGTCACCCGGCCGCACGAGGTCGAGTAATGGGACGTGACGCCGAGTTCTCGGTTTTTCGCAGCTTCCTCGAAGCGGTCGCAGAAGGGCGTGTCGCCGGAGACCTGCCCACCTTCAACGCGATGCTTATCGAAGCTTCTCTGAGCCCCGTAACCAAAGGTGCATGGGGCCGATTCGTGACGCGCTTGTACGCAGCTCACGAGGCGAAAGTCTGATGGCGCGGCGGGCGAAGGATCGGCAGGGGCGCGGTCGGCTATCGAGCATCGACCTGCTGCCCGAGGACGCGGACGACGATGTCGCCTGGGCGCTGGAGCAGCTGCGCGAGCGCAAGATGCTCCAGGTGGAAATCCTGGTCGAGTTCAATCGCCGCCTCGAAGCCAAGGGAATCGATCCGATCAGCCCGAGCGCGTGGGGACGCTATGCACTCCGCAAGGCCAATCAGTTCCGCCGCCTGGACGAGGCGCAGCGGATCAGCGCGGAGCTGGTCAGCTCGCTCGATGCCAACGATCCCGACCAGTTGACGATCGCGATCGGCGAGATGGTCAAGACGGCCGCGTTCGAACTCCTCGAAGGCGACCTCGATACGAAAGGCCTGATGGAGCTGAGCCGCGCCGTGCAGGGCGTGGTCGGCGCGCAGAAGACCAGCAGCGAAAACCGCCGCCGCAGAGAGCGCGAAGTCGCCGAGCGCGTCGCGGATGCGGCCGACCGGGTCGAAGAGAGCCTGCGTGAAGCTGGGCTCAGTGACGAGCGCCTCGCCGAGATGCGCAAGAAGTTCCTGGGGGTGAAATGATGCAGGACGGAACCTTCAACCTCGGGGCGCGAGGCTTCGAAGTGGTCTTTGCGAAGATCGAGGGCGACCAGCTGACGCTGGTCGCCAAGACACGAGACGTGCGGGATGTGAGGATTCAGCTGAATGCCGAGCAGCGCGCCGCGCTGAAGGATGTGCTGGCATGATCGTCGCGCTCACCATCCTTGCCGCGTGGCTGCTGGCAGATCTGCTCACGGGCATCGTCCATTGGGCCGAGGATCGGCTCGCGGGCGATCGGCTGCCGATCCTGGGCGAGCACGTCTTCGCGCCGAACCGGCTGCACCATACGCAACCGCTCGCTTTCACGCGCAGCGGGTTCTGGAGCCGCAACGCGTCCTCGATGATCGCTTCGGCGGTGCTGTTCGTGGTCTTCGCAACAGCCATCGCTGCCGCGATCGGACCGGGCGTGCCCGGCCTCGTCTGGGTCGCGCTGGTGACGATGGCTCTGGCGGGCGCGATGGCCAATCAGGTTCACTACTGGGCGCACCTGCCCAAGCGCGCTCCGCTTTTCGTCCAGGCGGCACAGTCGATCGGCCTGATGCAGTCGCGCGCTCATCATTCGGTGCATCACGCCGCGCCGAGCCGGGCGCGGTATTGCATCCTGACCGACTGGCTCAACCCAGTGCTCGATCGCTACCGCGTCTGGGCGAAGCTGGAGCGGCTAGTGCCGCAGCGGTGGCTGGTCGATGGCTAAAGCACACTTGCTGTCCCGCGCCGCTGGGCGCGATGTGGGCGCTAGCGCCGCTCTAATGTCGCATGCGGCAGAAGTAGCCGCGCGCATTGTGGTAGAAACGGTTGCGGCCCCGGCAGCCCTCGGTCAGCCGGCAATGTGTCGCCTTGCCCCACAAGTCGAAGTCCGTTCCCATGGTTTCGGCGATGAGTTGAAGGTCGACCTCACGAAACGCCGCATCGCAGGTGTCGCACCAGACGCGCACCCGGACACCTTCTCTGATCATCCGGCCCACGCTGGTGGTCGAGGGAGGTCGGCTGACGGAAGCGAAGGGCATCGCGAACACGTGAGAACAGGAGCGGAACCAGTCAACCGAGCGATTGACCTGGCTCGCGATTTCGCTCCCACGTTCAATCTGCAGGCGCGGTCGTGACCGAGCCCGATCTCCTCCCCACGGCCGACCAAGCACCGCCGAAGTCACCGATCGACGATCTGATCCCCGGCCAGCTGCCTGCGGACGATTTCGATCCGCTGGCCGATGGCATCTTGATGGATCATCAGGTCGAGTGGATCGCGGATACCTCGCCGCTGAAGCTCGGTGAGAAGGGACGCCGGACGGGCATCACCTTTGCCGAGGCGCTCGATTCGACGCTGATCGCAGCAGCATCGAAGAGCGCCGGTGGGGACAACACATTCTATATTGGCGACACCAAGGACAAAGGCCTCGAATTCGTCGCCGTTTGCGCGAAGTTCGCCAAAACGGTCGCGGTCGAGCTGCTCCAGATCGACGAATTCCTGTTCGAGGACCCGCAACCGGACGGATCGAGCAAGTTCATCAACGCCTACCGGATTACGTTCGCCAGCGGCTTCCAGATCGTCGCGCTGTCGAGCAACCCGGCCAATATTCGCGGCCTGCAGGGGCGCGTCGTGATCGACGAAGCGGCCTTCCACCGCAACGTCGCCGCCGTGATCGATGCGTGTAACGCGCTGCTGATCTGGGGCGGCACGATCCGGATCATCTCGACCCACAACGGGGTGCTCAACGCCTTCAATGAGCTGATCAAGGACGCCCGCGCCAAGAAGAACGACTATTCGGTCCACCGCATCACCTTCGACGATGCGGTCGCCAACGGACTTTATGAGCGGGTCTGTCTAGTAAAAGGACGGACGCCTACGCCCGAGGGCAAGGCCAAGTGGTATCGCACGATCCGCCGATCCTACGGCACGCGGACCGAGGCGATGCGCGAGGAGCTGGACGCGATCCCGCGCGAAGGCGAAGGGCAGCTACTGCCGCTCGCCTGGATCGAGGCGGCGGCGCGCGAAGACTACAAGGTCTGCCGCTGGGAAGCTCCGCCATCGGCCAAGGGCCAACCCGAGTTCACCTTCTGGAGCGCGGAGCGGCGTCAGGCGACAATGCTCGCCTGGCTGGTCGGGACGGTACAGCCGATCATCCAGCGCTACGGCGAGGATCGGCACACATGGTTCCTGGGCGAAGACTTCGCGATGCGGCAGGACCGCACAAGCCTTGTCGTCGGTTATGTCGACAAGCTGCTTCGCCGGCACGTGCCGTTGATCGTCGAGTTGAAGCAGTGTCCTTACGATCAGCAACGCCAAGCGCTGTACTGGCTGGTCGACTTCCTGCAGGCGATCGGGCGCTTCGGCGGCGGCATCCTCGACGCCAACGGCAACGGCATGGCGCTCGCGCAGGAAGCCGCGCAGCGCTACGGCCCCGAGCGGATCGTCGAGCTGATGCCCAGCGCCGACTGGCGTCGCGAGACCGGCCCGGCATTCCGCGCCGCGTTCGAAGACCAGGCGATCCACATCCCGGCCGACCTCGATACGCGCGACGACTTGCGCCAGTTGCAGATGGTCGGCGGCGTCGCCACCATGCCCAGCCACGTGCGCAACGAAGGGACCGATGGCGGCAAGCGCCACGGCGACAACG